AATACTGTATTGGAATAGGTATATGTGCTGTATGACTTAGGATCAAATCGATATCCCGATGTGTAACCCGAAGAGAATCCTCTGATCAAATCTGATCGTTCCTGACCCTCTTCAATTCCCTTGATTATGTTTTCGATATGCTTATCGTCTTGGTCATACACTCTAATCTGATGTGCTGTGTTCCCGTTTCCAACCGTCAGTCCCATTGGAACGTGAGGAAGAATGTTGTTGATTGTTTTGGTGATAGAATCCTTTGCCCCCTGAATGTACAGACTATTGAGATCGTAAATCCACTCAATTTCGCCAGTTCCACCAAAGGAAGAACCATGTCCGGTTGAACCAACTACAAACTGAGTAACACCAGCAGCAGAGAATCCTGATGTGGGACCAACTTCTGCCATAAACAACGCGAAACATTCACCAGTCATTGATCCACTCACACCACCAACAGAAGATCCTGCGGTTGCCGCAGTGAAGTCCATGATACCCACAATCAATCCACTTGGACCTGTTGCTGCACCGAAGGTTTCCCCCAACATAAATCCAGAAGAGGATCCTCCATAAGTGTGTCCTGAATTGGTTACACCCATGATGTACATTACCGAAGGATCGAACGAAATTCCTAAGTTTCGTAGACCAACACCGTTGCTGGTTCTGAAATGAGGATCGTAGACTTCAAGTTTTTTGGTGTCATAATTTTGCCTATATGAAGAATCGCTTTGTGTGTGTTCAAAGACTTCCCAATCCAACGATTCGCTACCATCTTGCGCCGAAGGAAAGTTGTACTGTATGTCTTCTTCGGAAAAATTGGATTTTGGAATGATGTTATCTTCCAGTTCTTCTAGGTATGAGTTTCTGTATGCATCCGCAAAGGACATCATGAAAGCAAAGGGTAGGGTTCTTGTTAGGGAAACAGAACCATAATAAGAACTTGTGGAAAGGATCACATCACCAACAGTCTTTTTGTCTGCTCCCGGTTTACCAGAGAAGAGAGTTGCAGGTGAAAGGGATGTTGAAGGAACGCCCCTTCCATCCACTACTATATTGTATGTTGATAGGAATTTGTTCATTTGGTGATCTATCTCTGAATGGTTATTCTGGTTGCAAGAAGTTGAACGCTTTCTCGATACGAACCCGCATATATCTTGTGATCGTCTACATCGTCGTTTCCATCACGCTGTTCCCCGTAATCTCTCAGATTAGTGGCATGGATTTGAGATCCATCGAAGTCGTACACGACAAAGTCGGGGGACTTATCATAATACATATCGTATGTGTCTTCCCAAATTTCTTTGGGAGTACTTTTCCAATCCTCTCGGATATCCATTGTCAGAATTTTAGTCTTTAGATATAGTTCGTGTTCTGATACGTCGTAAGGATCTTGTATCCCATCTGTGTTGGAAGACAATCCTCCTACCGGGGCAGGAATCTGAAGAGTGATGTATCCTGTTTGTGGATTGGTTTTGTTGATGCGTTGCGTGGTTTCTGAATACACTTCGGGTTCTATATCAGTGAAATCCAAATCTATGGTGGTGAATCGACTACGATCCTCATACACCCGTGGATTTTTTGTATATACAGCACCCTTATGAAATCCATCTGCCTTATATATGTTTCCTCTGTAGTCTTCGAGTTCAAATTCTGACTGATAGCCCTCCAAGTTCGAGGAATTGAATTGATCCAGAATCTGGTCCGATATAGAGGGTGAGTGATAAACATATCCACTTCCCCATGTAGAAAGTCTTTCGTATGATGGGAGAGTCTCGGTTCCACCAGACTTTTTCCACCGAATCCAATCACCATCTTGTTCGTTCTTGAATGGAGAGAAGATTGGGTTGTTGTTATCGTTGAAGAAGGCTCGAAGTTCAACATCGTGTTTGTTTGAGTTGGTCACACCAGCACCACCCATAGTATGGGTGCCATAAATATCTCCAGTTACTGCTGGTAGTTGTCCATAATAATCATAAGCAGCCTTTGAATATGACATCCACCAAGGCATCATTTCTCGATTGTCACTCCAGAAATGACATCTCTCGGAAGGGATTATTTCTATACCTCCGTCATCAAACACACCAGAAGATGTGACGCCAGTTGCGGGGTCAATGAAGGACGTGGAGAATGTGGGACCAGCCATATACCCATCGGTATATGAAAGGTTTGGATACCAAACAACCCGAGCATTGTATCCCCACCCAGACATGACTTCGTGGTTGTATGGTGGGGTTGCGTCTCGGAAAACCGATCCCATAAGAGAGAGTTGTCTTTCCAACTCCCCATATCGCTTACCACCCCGCTGCCATTCACGAATTCGCTGTGGTCGGATTACCCGATCATAATACCCCAAGTCGGGTCCAGACAAATTAGGAGTGTCCAAGGGGACACCAAAAGGACCGTGACTATACAACCTACTCTCATTTTCTCCGTGGTTCCTGCTTCCCCAACTATAAGCATCGCCGCTTGGTTCATAATCATCCGGTGCGGGATCTCTTGCTCCATACAGGAATCCATCGAGATCTCTTCCGCAACCAGTTACTCCATAGGCACCAAAATGCAGATCCGCTTGGATTCCTTCATCCACACAAAGACGATGCCACATTTCATTCCAGAGGTGCATTGGTATTCCTTCGCTCCCGTCGTTTTCGCCAAACCAAGCGTCCCATTTGTCATGAAAATCAGCCATCCTCTCGGCCGTACTATCACCATCAAAATAACTGAAGGACAGATTGGGATGTTGCTGTTTGATCCATTCTCTGGCATGTGAGATACCATCTACAAGTACACTTTGCATTTTTGCTGAAGACCAGTCACCATAATTTATGGTGTTTATGTCAGTCATCGGCAAACCAGAGTCAGTAAAATCGGCTTTAGTGAAAGTCCGGTCATCTGTTTCTTGATTATCAACGATATGACCGATAGTAGAGCCGTCTGTTGTTGCAGTGTCTGCCCATTCGTCACGATATCGCCATCCCGAATTTTGGGCTGTCGCTGCTTTATGAGCAAGTTTCCATATTCGTTTTATCCAATCGGAACTCTTTACTCGCAACATGCGCTGAATTTCGCTTGTTTCGTCAGACCCGAATGTTTCTGCTCGCGTTATATGCGAAGGAACTTGGATGACTCGTCTTGCCTTACCCTCATAATCATCGTATCCGGGTTCGCCAGTGCCGCCTCGGTTGTAGGGATAAGCATCCCATGGGTGGTCGTTCCACTGCCTTTGTTGGGTTGGTTGTAGTTGGAGTCCAATAATGAATCTCGTTCCGGCGGGAATGCTATACTTGAATGTTACGTTCCACATATAAGGAGATTCAGAGAGTCTTAGAGTATCATGTTTAGAAATTTTACCTCCGAACAACCCAATGCTTTCCGACCCGACCAAATCAACAAGATCTTCATATACAATCTCAGGAGCCGATGTTGTGTAAGGGCTGCCGTATTGTCGATGGTTGTTCGACCAATAAACCTCATTGTCTTGTGGATAGCCTGCAAGCCATTTTGTTCCGGGAACCACGGGAACACCCACTCCCAAGGAAGCACCTGCCGATACATCCCCCCAATCCTCAGAAACATTGTTGCCATAATGGGTTGGGAGGACTCGCATATTGGATGTCCAATACTTCTTTTCTGTTGCTGGGAATCTTGAATAGTGTACCCCACCCGTAGTACCAGCATATTCGAGAAGAGGATCGGTCATACCTTCATAAATGTTGATATCAGCCCACCAATACTTGTCTTTCATTCTTTGATCGCTACATCCAGTCAGACCAGAGAAAGTCGGACCCATCTCAGGATAGGGTAATCCGAATGTTTTGTATCCACCGCAAGCATAGATGCGAGCGTGATCCGAGGACATCGTGCCACCAAAGAAGAGCGGGGCGGGTGTTCCGTCTTCGTTTGTGTGTCCGCTAACCGCACTGTCAGAATATGCTCGAACGAGTGAATAATATCCCGGATGGAATGTGATGCCTCCATGAGAAGCCCCATGGAATTCGCTGGAATTGTAGTTTGTTGGAAGGAGACTTCTTCGTGAAAACACATAATACCTCGGAAGAACAAGGCCCAGCCCCTGTGCAGCCCGTCCTGCAATAAATGCCATATTAGCAATCCAATAATTCATGGCAAATCGTCTAGTTCCCAATCCAGCATCGTCAGTATTCCAAATGTATTGCTTGTTTCCGTATCGGAGTGTACCATTTGGATCTGTAATCAGTACATAACCAGATCCGGGATTTTCCACCTGAGTATCATAAACCTTACCTATCAGGGTGACATCACCCTTCAGGGTGACGCTTCCGTCTTCGGTGAAGGTAGTATCCGATTTTACGGTTAGTGTCGCCGCATTCGCAAACTCTACCCCACCAGAATTGGTGTATGACCATGTGACATTAGGCCCCCCGCTGAAAGTAGCAGAATTACTATCAAAAACTAGACTACGGCTTCCCGCAAGGGATGTGAATTTGACTGACTCAGATAGGGCGTTGATAGTCACATCAGATTCAAACTCTACTGTAGGGTATACGCCGTAACCCAACGCCTTACTAGCAAACCACACATTTGTGTAGAATGCAGAGGGAACCTTGGATTCAAATGCCGGATCAGTTGCTGATGGACTTGTACTGGTATCCCCGATGACAACACTTTTCCCAGATTTGAGATCAACACTAATGTCAGTGTTCTCAGTCTCGATATTGCTGTCGCTGATTGTGATGAAGGGATCACTAACCTGACTACCATCGATATTGATGAGTGCGGTGAAGAACTCAACCTTATTCACACCAGACTCAAACTGAACATTTCCTGTATTGAAATGCACAAATCCGTTGGTGTCGTTCGGATCGAACTGGACATTACCCTCAAATGTTGATCCACCCACAGCAATAATGTCACCAGAGAATGTGAGTCCGCCAGTGAAGTCGTGATCGTTTGGGATGGTGTATGGAAGAACATACCCAATAGTAGCAATGCCCGTTGCTTCATGTATGTCGATTGTTAGTCCATCAAAACCAGCCTCTGTGCTGGCAGTGATTCCATAGATCTCCAGAGGGTTTAGTTTCTGTACAACATCATTGGTCCTTCTATACCAAGTATAGAAGGTGTCTGATAGATTCAGACTACTAATTGGATCATGAAATGGTGGTGTTACGGACATAAACGCTCCTTGGGGGGTCTATCTTATTTAGGGCGCAACAAGTTCATTATGAAGGGGGATGGCTCTCAGATCTTTAGCATATGACATTGTTGTTCGAGTATTACCCCCGAATAGTACGATTTTGATACTGTATGTATTGAAGTTACCTAACACTGATGGACTAGAAGGTCTAAAATAGTAGTCTTGGAGAACATTGTCTATGGTCCGGCGAGGCTTGGGATCGGGGTTGGGATACGAATCAGCACCACCACTCCTCTCTGTTGGATAGAGTTCTTCCCACTGAACAGAGTCGAAGTCCACTGCACCGCTAGAAGTTTTCACATACACCCTCACCTTTCCAAACGCCTTGAGGCAGACAAGCATATCATTTGCCAACCTGTCTGGGATTGTCATTCTCTTGCTGACATATCGGGCAATGTTGCTTGCAGAACCAGCAGTTCCTCGGAGTTCTCCTATTTCGTCTGAACCTATGTCGTCTGGATCTGTCCAAGGTACTAATACCTTGTCGTGTGTGGAGATAAGACCAATCCTGTCAATATCGATGACCGGAGAGACATCCGTGTTTCCTGTTGTTGGGAAGACGATTTTGGCTGGGGTATTAGAATCAATGGTTGTTTCTGAACTTAGTATCTTTTCGCTATTCAGTGCAGACACACTTCCATCACTACCAAACGAAGTAGTTGGTTGCATAAAACCAGAACCATGTGGTTGCTGGTTTCCTGTCACGACGACAGAGTGAGACTTGATGTAGTTACCTTCCGTGATGGGCTGGAGGTTTATGATTCCTTCGCTACTCATATCAAAGACTGGTTTGTGAATGTTCATCATGAACGACTGGTTGGTGTTTTCTACTCTTGCACCGTTGTTGATTGGATTGAACACACTTCCCAACTTGATGCCCATTCCAGAATCGCTAGAATGAATGTTGCCATCGGCGTTCCCGCTTCCAGAAGAATCTAGATATTGCTGACCAACTGTTGCGGTGTAGAGTTCGTATTCTGAGCCATTTGTCAGAACACACACAGCATATCTCCCCGGCTGTAGATATACAGGTGAAGAGAATGTGAATGTGGTTTCTGATGTGTCGTTGGGTCCGTTGTCGATAGCAACATTGGTTGGCTGAACGGTAACTGTTGAGAGAGGTACTACCTTATTTGGATGAGGGAATCCTGCTTCCATTGGTCGGAGTTGGATAGTCACTGGATGTACACTATCTTTCGCACGGAAGAACAAATCAATCTTTGTCAGGTATATCCCACGGGAGTATCTAGAGGAATCGACGATAATTTCTTGTGCGAGAGGTTCCATACCACCATAGATTGGTGTGTAGTTATCGTCTTGTGTTCTATCGTATGCATAGTCAATTAGGTCCGGTGAATTGACCGATCTCTTTCTAGTTTCAAGTTCTCGATATGAACGTGCTGTGTTATCAGAATCTCCGTATAGTCCTTGAGAATAGAACTTCGTTTCTGCCATTGTGTTTGATAGGTCTACGTCGTTATCTGATCGGTCTGAAAGTCGGAATGACTTTTCACCGGACAGGAATTCACCATCGTCGATGGTGATATGACCCGAAACAGAACCATCTGATTCAACTGCATATCCAGTCGAGTTGCCTATCGAAGACGAGTCAAAGAATGCGTATACTGTAGAGTCAGGCATAAGACCATCAGCAGTGAACGTAATGCCAACGCCTCGCATATTGGGGACAACACTTTCATCTACAGTCTTGTCTCCGACTGTCCGAAGAATTCTATCTGGATATCGGTTGACCTGATTTAGTACAGGGGATACATATTCTCTGCTAGAGGGGTCTATGTCCACCAATTGGAATGTGTTGTCTTTGACCCCAAGCCAATGATAGAAGTATTCTCTGTCAACGGTTCCAAACCCAAAGTGTCTGCCTTCTTGATGTGCAGACAAACCAACTTGATAAGCGTTGTTCTCTCCGTAGGTATTGACAAGAACATACGGTGACTTGTTCTTACTGAAGTAGAAGTCGGATGATGGAGTGAGTTTCACAAATCCGAGATAGTCCACTTCTCCATACGGATTGGGATGAGTAGTCTCAGTTCCGCCAGTCTGTCCTACGATTCGAGTTTCGGTGTAGTCGTATGTGATGATGCCATCACTGGATGTTTTTAGTGCGTCGTTAGGATACGAATTGACCTGAATTCCTTCTGTGTCGAATGGGGGTCGAACAGCACCCAATCTAGTATCCATCGAGCAGTTGTGATCCAAGTTTGCCACATCAGAGAAAGCATGACCAGTAAAGTCATCTACTACAATTCCTTCTGTAACAGGGAATATGCTGTAATCTGATGAACCATCGTTCAGCGTAGGTTCTTCTGTTGCTCTGGAAATTGCGTCAGATACAAGTTTTTCATAGATGTCACTTCGATAACGATGATCGTTTTCGTTCTCCATGTTTCCAATTTGCTTCATCGTGAATCTGCGGTTATCAACGTGTCGAACTCTTATGTCACGATCAATGTCGAACACATAAGGTTCTATATCGAGATGATATAGAACCATATCGGATGCGGTTGTTTGCGGAGGTTCACCAAAAAGTCCGGGAACTCCGGTTGCGACAGAAAGAGAACGATCTTCACCAACAATTACCGAATCTGTTCTTGGGAGATAACTCTCATAACTGATCGTGGAGCGTTCGTTGAGATTGTCTAGGGGCATCCCAAAGAACGTATGTCGAACCTGATAGTTGCCGAGTGCGTGTTGAGTCGGTCTATAATCGATGAATTTTTGAGGCTGATAAAACTTCCCCGAGTCGGGATCGGTGAATGTTGGGATACTGTCATATTCATGTCCTGCATCCAGAAAACTGTCGATGGTTACGGGACCGATTCCTGTATGATTGTAGTAGAAGTATGTAATTGATGCTTTGTAGGTGGTACTACCTGAGTCGTCGTTTTGCAATTCCGAAACAGGAACAAAAACACGACCCAGAGTATAAGCATAGGATCGCTGTCCGTCGTCAAGAATGGATTTTGATTTGAGTTCAGTACCACCTCCAGCAACAGCATCTACCACGCTAGTAATTTCAGTCACATGACCATAGGCAAGGGGGAACACAGCATATTCGATTCCGTTGATTTCTTGGAGTCCTGATGCGGTTATGTCGGCGTTGTGTGCGTTTGTTCGGGTGAGTTTTCTGTAGAGGTTGCCACCTGAGGTGTTGTTGTCGTAGTCTAGCCAGGCGGAATAGAAAATTGCAATGGTGTCACCTGCCAAAGTTTCGTCGAACGTGATGTCTATCTTAGTTCCGTTTGAGTCAGATGACTGAGACACAATCTTTTGTGTGTTTTGACTGATAACAATGACATCCGTGTCTGCAATTTCCCAGAGGCCGTCATCTGGAGCGATTGTTAGTTTGTCGCCACTATTTACACTTACACCTTCTTCGACATGGGTTAGTTGAACCGCAAGTCTTGTTCCTGCTTGCAAGCCATCCGCACCAAGACCCTTTTCGCTAATAGTATTGTTCCCTGTCGTGGGAAAGAGAAGGGATTTGTATCCAGACATTTTTGGCGAACCAGAAACATAAATATACGCAGTTCTGACAGCGCCAGTATCTGGGTGAACAGGATTTAGTTTTCTAGCATCACCGATGTTGTGTTCCGGCTGAATATCCAAGCCATTGATATAGGCTCTATGCTCATCGTCTACTTTACGAATTCTTACGACGTTGCATGAGCCAAAGGTGTTCCCACTAGAGTCTTTGATGTAATGAAATTCACCATTGAGAATAGCATCTGCCGGTCCAGTTTGCTGAAACAAATGATCGAAGGCGCCGCCGGGGTCGTCCATCACAAAGTAGTTGCCATGAACAAGATCCAAATTTTCTAATGTGTGTATTTGTGTAGTTCTGGGTTTGTCTATGGATAGGAATGTTGGACTCTGAGTCTCTATCTCAAACCCACTAACATATGACTTGTGGGGATCAATTCCCACGGCAAATTTGTTGGTGTCGTCGGAGGGCGAGAAAGCAGTCCCATGGGAAACGACTCGAATCTTCGGGCTTCCAATTGTATAATGTCCCGACTCGTCGAATGTTCTGCGAGCCATGGTGTCTTCTAGTTCCGAATAGTCAGCATATTCGATCTTCTTGGTGGTGTTTCCATCGACGATACGAATCAGTTCGACGAAATTGTCACCAGAGAAAGTGAGGTTTGATGCGTCCCCAAACGAACCCGTGAATTCCTTGAAGTTCATCGTCAAGTCAATTTTGTAACGATCAGATCCGGGGGCATTGAAGTTGTAGAAGCCACTTGCGGGATCTCGAAGAGTTTCGTCTTCCGATGCATTCACTATGGACCGAGTGACATCAAAGCCAATAGATGATGTTGGATTGGAGAATACTCGAAGTTCATCATCGTCCTCCGCAGTTCCTGTTGTGTTGAATGGAACTATTGTCTGGATGGGAGCATGAACAAAGAACCCATCAACAAAGAAGAAACCTTCATTCACAGTTACCATTATGGCATCAGTGCCTGTGGGATCGACATTCGGATTACTAGAAACAGCGAAGGATTCTCCGATGTTACCATCACCAACAGTAGCGATTGTTTCGCCAGAAGAAAATGATCCTACTGTAGAGGGGGTAAAGAACACAATCTGCCCTTCATCCAATGGACCTTTCCCGCCAGACAGAACATGAACTACTCGACCCTTCATTGACCCGCCATCGATAGACTTGATATCCTGTCCAACCATATCGTCGAGATTGTCATTGTCGATGGGATTGTCGGTTGAAACTCGAATCCAATGGACCTTTCCTTCGACAACTTCGCCACCAAGAACAACTGATCCATTCTCAAAAACGTGACTTCCGAACCTTTCAATTTGGTTCTGTAGGATAGACTGAATCTGAGTGAGTTCTCTTGCCTGAATACCATAACCAGGCTTGAACAAATGACGAAGAAAACCCCGCTCGACGGAGAAATCGTCATAGTAGGGATTGGAGTCAAACAGAAGGGGGATGTGTGATTTGGTTTGTGCCATTAGTTATTTGTCCTCTATACCCCAAAGTCTATCAGAAGGCGAATCAACTCAGATTGCTCGCAGTGTCTGGTGATGCTTCCCGATAAGTCTTCGCAATGAAGTAGTCTCCCTGTTCCTGCTCTGAGTCCGGGTGTGTCGATGGTATTTATACTGGCTGTAATACCTCCGCCGATAGTAATGTACTCTCCGAAGGTATATCCATATTCGTCTCCCCACGTTCCGCCGGTAATTCCTGTGACATAGATGTTTGCTGTAGTACCGGCCGAGGTAGTATCTGAGTACACAGCAACGCCAGTGCTTCCAGATGCGCCAGCGATGATAGAATCATTAGCAATGTCTGTTGCTGCAATTCCCGTTGGTCGGGATACTCCGAGTACGGTGGTTAGTCTATAGTTGTTGGTGTTGGTTCCGAGATACCTATCTTCTTGGAACTGCATTATCGTTGTTTTCTTGCCTGCACTAGAGAACACACCAGAACCCCCCATAGTGATTCCGACAACTTCTTCCGAGTCCTTATACGATCCGCTAACGTCTTCAAGATCAACATACGCAACGGTGTCTGAAAGACTTCGGAAATCGACAATCACACCACCAGAATGTGAATCTTTTCCCAGAAGGATATCACCGACTTCATATCCAAGTCCATTGGTGTATTCTCCGGGTTTGGTTGAGATGGTGACTAGAGAGAATCTTTGAATCTCGGAACCAGCAATCTTGCCTGCATTGGGTCCAGTTCCGCCAATCTCGGGATCGAGTACCAAACTGAATTGGGAGTAATCGTTTTCCTTCGGGAACTTGTCCTCTTCTCTGTCCAAGAATGCAGTGATCATAATCTTGTCGGGTCGAATTTCCATTACAGGATCAGATCCATGACCCCCGTTTGGAGAAATCTGTGGGTCGAGGGTGGGAATAGAACCATCGACAGAATCACCACCGGATGTTTCGTTTGGAGGAACAATCCGGGCAGTTGCATACTTGTAGCCAGAACCTCTGTTATTGACAACAACACGCCTTATCTCATTGTCTGAGGTCATCCAAGGAATTAGCACAGCACCACTTCCATCACCATGAACTTCTGTTTTTGGAAGGACACTAAATTTATCACCCTGTGACATCGTGACACCAAATGGGGGATCGACTGAATATGTCTTGGCAGAAATCGTCGTGTCGTAGTCGGTAATGGTTCTTTGTAGACCAGCACCAGCGCCAGAAGTCATTACCAAAGAATATCCAATTGGATTTTCTGTTCCTAAGTCATCGTTTCGTACCCGAATAATGGTGTCGTCTGCGTTGACATCTCTTCGGTCTATTTGACCCCCTGCAATACGAGCAGGGAAGGGTGCGGTATTTGTTCCACCCAAAAACACGGCATGAATAGCACCATCAACAGCATTGAACTGAACGTCGTACTGAAGAGCCCGAGCATCTGGATATTTGTTGGCATTCTTTGGGTCAATGTTGAGTGTTCGAATTGGTATCAGTTCATCTGTGGTGTAGTCGAAGAGGTCATCGGTAACAGTCATTATGTACTTCCACACATAACCATCCGATGTTCGGATGTCTTCGGTGTCTGCTCCATATGGAGCAACTGTACTCTTTGCGCCATTGTTGTTGTCTAGACACTTATAGACGTTTCCATTTGTCGTGGAGGCATAATGAAGATCCTCTCCGTCATAGGTCATCCCATCGGTGTAGTTGGTATAGATGGTGTCGTAGACCCATGTGTTCTTTTTTGCCATCAAATGCACATCAAGGTCTAGAATTCTCTTTGCTGCAATAGCATTTTTCCACACATCAAGTTCTTGAGTTCTGGATTCAGCATATCCAGTCGCGCTGTCAAAGGGTTTTGATACCATCAGGTATAGACTATGACCAGAATCTACTTGGAACAGTTGTTGTAGAGTCTTGCATATGTCTGTTCGGAATGGGATTTGTGTATCAGCCATTATCGGGTAATCTTCCTATGGAACTCTTTGATTACAAGCGGTTTGAAGTCAGAGGTAAGACCATCATAGTCCTGTGTGGTTATTGTAGTTGGTGTTCCCATTGTCCAACCACTAAGTTCGTCTGTGTCTGTGACAGAGTACAACAATCCTGATGTACCTCCGTGTCCTGTATTTATACCACTAGCCATAAAGGGATCATTGGAATATGTAGCAATGTCGAGATCGGTGCGTTCCCAACCGGGCCCCACCGGATCTGCTGAGACAACAATCCCCTGTGCTTCGGGAGTAAATATGCCCGTATTTTGGTACACATAGTCCCCGACAGAAATAGTAGTATCCCCCGCTGGGTGGGTAACCACTACACTTTGCATCGTGATATCGTCTGCGTTTGTGATTCCGCCTCCATACGAAGAACCCGAAATGGTTCGGGTGTTGGGGTGGGGGTAGATAAGCCAGTAGTCGGCAGTGATAGAATCTGTATCAACGAATTTCAGTTGGTTACACTGAGGTTGGTTGATTGTTCCGCCTGGATTGTCTTCATCACCCAAAGGACCACTTGCACCAAGCACATGAGCAACTGTGCCAGATTCACTGAATGATCCCTCTAGATCACCACTAAACCCATTGGGGAATAGGTCGGTGCTTTGGGAGTTGTCTCTGAGATTTTCCCATGACTCCAAATTGTATGGTGTATAGTGACCAATGATGGGAGTCTCGAAGGCAATGGTGGAGCCTGATATTGAACTATCAGATAAGAGCGTATAGGAGAGAAGATAGTCCCCGAACAACACATATCCGGCGGGGTGTATGATTTTCTTGATGGTGTTTTTGTATTTGTACAGAGGAAGCCCAGACCGAACAACATAAGAGAAGTCTTGGTAGTAATGGTTGTCTTGCATCTTGCTTTTACTAGAAACGAGATGGTCACTTCCCCCATAGAAGCCACGACTCATATGTACACTCCCCCCACCAGAAACTCCAATGGAAGCGTTTGTTCCATCCTTGGTGTCAATCTCAACCGTAATGCCATCACCTTCGATGAAGTTGACTCCATAGTCCAGAATATCAATTGTGTTGATTGCACCCGCTGAAAAACCCGACGAAATGGATTTGACTGAGGATACATATCCCCGACCACCCCTTCCGCGAGTTCCGGTTATTTTGATGGAATCACCGACACCATACTTCTCACCACCATCGTTGATACTGATACTCCCAATAACAGGAAGAATTTTCTCGGTGACGGTGCTATTATCTGTGGGTATTTCTGTTGGTAACGAGGAATTGAATGTTCCAGAAATTGCGTCTAATTCGAGAGTGAAGAAGTCATAACCTTCTCCCACATAACGAACCGCTCTCTTCACACCGGCAGAAGCCGTGCGAATGTTTGGATCTATTGGATCGAATTGAGATATCATCTGACCTTCGCATTCATATATTGATGCGCCACTTGAACTCGATACCAAAATTTGTTTGTCGGATTTGTAATCACCCATAGAAGCCTTGATGATGTCTTCCTTGGGGGTGTAGATTTCAGATTCTGTGTCAAAGAGAATCTTGAAGAGAAACTTTACGCTATCGACAGAACCCTTTGCTCTGTAGAATGATCGTATGTTCTTCATGACAGTTCTTTTGTTAGACCCATCCTCAAACGATTCGGGGAACGAACCAAGCAATTCCTTTTTCATCATGTCGAAGAAGAAGTCGATGTTCTCGTCGGGATCTCGGTTGTCTGCTAGGTGCTGTGATGTATGAATTTCCCCCGCGCCCGTACCCCCGTGCGTGACACCAGTTTCCATCCACCGATAGTATTCCCGAAGAAATTCCACGAAAGTTCCGTGTTCAAGTCCAACAAATTCTGGGAGTTGATCTGGAAGTATGGTAGATGTATAGTAACCCGGAATTGGTTCGGGAACTAGGACTTCCGCAAGGGTTCCCCCTCCAACACTGATGTCGTCGGCTCCAACACCTTCTAAATTGATTCTGAGTGGTAGAAGCACTTGGAGACGTATCCTTATCCATTATTTTCTACGTTATCCATATCAACCATTGACACTTGCACGACCATAGGATCAGAAGCATCATATGTAATGATGGTATCGCGGGGAGCAAGAATGTCATTGTTTCTTGGTTTGGCTTGTATGTCAAGATACGCGGCATTTCCATCAACAGCAGTGATTCTGATTCGCCTGAGAGTGAGATGTCCTGTGTCGTAGTTTACAGTACCAGCATTTTCTTTCAGGGATTCGCCGGCTTTGTCAACAATTCGGAGTTTTCCTTCGCTGTTATCGACAAGACTTCCCGTTTTAGGAGATCCGTTATCATCGATGAAGGTAAACGATCTACTACTAATTACAGGAATGTGACCGACATGGGGGTTGTGAATTGGGTTTGCAAACGAAGTTGAGTAAGTTATGGCGCTTGCAAGATTTGGAATCAGTCTCTTCTCTAGAGTTATGTCGATGCTATTTCCTACGATAGAAGAGTCTGTCTTGTCTACAAGAGTTTGCAATCTAGACAAATACAAGTTCTGATTGAATTTTTCAAGATTGAGGTCGATATGGTTTGTGAGAAGGACATTGATGGCTGTTCGGATTGCATCCTTGTCCACACCCGTTTTGGTTGACTGGTACTTGACATCTACATCCAATCTGAGGTATAGATATTCAGCATCGGTGACAATAGGACTAATCCCAATCACACCCTTTGCCCCCTTGATGAATTCTCCAATGCTGTCCTTGGTCGCATCAGTAAGAAACTTCCCACTAAAAGGCTTGACTGCAATCATCACACGACCGTATTGCGGAGGATCTTCGTCTTCGCCCCCATACACGCTTACGCTCTCCAGACTCGGAAATTGCTCTTGGATGATTGCCTTGTAGTCTGTTGTGGTGACTGCTCTGTTTTGTGCTTGATATGCGAGAGGGGCATTTGTCCGAACGGATTCGATTGATTCTGGGGGTGATCCACCCTGAGCAACCGAAGTAACTGCGATATCGTTGGATAGACTGGCTGAAGTAAATACTCTGTTTGTACTTGTGTCTCCTTCACCAACACCATTGGCGGGTTCACCGGACGTAATCAAGTAGGAGATGTAAATGAGGTTTCCGTGATCCAGAGATTTCCCAACAAGTCCATCACCAAAGTAAATTTCGTATCTTCCTTCCCGATTTTTCTGGATGAAGTATACCTTGTCTTCAGAATCAATCGAAAGCAGACTGTCGGACAAACTCCAGTTGTCGGAATACCCCTCGTTGTCTCCGACACTTTTCTGTACATTCACCTTGATTGTTGTGATGTCTACGTTCTTTTCTGGGATGGTGTATCTGCTATTGTCGTTAGATTCGTCATACACAAACTGCGAAGTTTGTAGAGTCCCCTCATAAATTTTCACGCCACTTAGTTGTGGTGCGTCATCGGATGTAACAAGAGTAGTATCGATAGTTTGGAATGTAAATGACTGACCAGATCTGGTTGCCGTGAATTGGGTGTTTGCTGGGAGAAAAGAACCAACCGGATAATCACTTTTATTGGACAGGGTGATGTCAACCTCTGCCATCGCGGCTGTGATTGATGACGGTCGGTATCCAAGAGACTTGGCGATAGAGTTGATAGATTCAGATGCAACAGCGGTGTCAATGAACATCTCATTGATGACCATGTTGTTATAGAATGCTTGATATTGTGTGTTATAGGCAAGGATGTCGATAATCATTGCCAGAGCAGAACCCTCGAAGTTGTAGTCTTTGAACGTGTCGGTAGTTCTTAGGTGATTCCGAAGACTCTCCTTGATAGACTCAAAATCGATGTTGTTGGTTGTGAACAAGTCTGCCATCTCACCTCACCCTTGCTAGTTTTACGGACAACTGTACTTCGGTATTTATATGTCGAATGAGAAAATTGATGCTGACATCATAGCCATTTCTTTCGTGATCATCGATTACTGTTACTTCGAGAACATCAATGCGAGGTTCGTATTTCTCCAAGGCAAACATGATGGCGTTTCGGAGAGACAAAGCAGCAAATGGGACTGCTTGTTCAAACAACTTTGCTCGGATATTCGAACCAAATCTTGGTTTGAATGGACGTTCTCCGAAGTTGGTGAGGATGATATGCTTTACAGATCTCTTGATAGCAGAAACATCTTCAACGGGAGAGACATCTCCGCTGAAGGGGTGTTGAATCATGTTCAAATCGAAATCGGTGTATCTAGCCATCTTGGTACAACAATGCCTCCGTGTCCTTTGCCGTGGTGGTCATTTCAACAAGAACAGATTCTTCGTCCACTTCTTCTAAACCATCCCAGTGACACCATTCAACGAGAATGCATCCAACTACAGAAATCTTGCGAAGTCCGTAGACAGGATAGAGTGCATATGCAATCGTCCCGCTCATATCCATCAGTCTCTTGAAGTAACTTTCGATGTCATCTGAAACCATCACAAGAGAATGATCCTTGTGCTGGATTCGACTGAGAAGGGGAAGGCAGGTGGTTGCAAGAACATCCTGTCGGTTAGATTTGGATTCGGTAATCCCGCGTGCGGTTGATTCATGTGTCACAGACCACTTCTTCAGGGAACTTCCATACGAGAGTTCGCCACCATTATGAAACTGAAGAACACTCACACGATCTGCGTTTGATCGAATTCGCAACTCAGTCAGAGATTCGGTGATCTGGTTGTGTGCATTGATGTAGTTGGGACGGATGGGTGTCTTGTCTTTGTTATTTCGTTTTGCCAACAGGTTCTTCATAAACCCCCACGACATCACTGCCCCCATTGCGGTGGCTGCGAGGAGCATTCCGAGTTCCATCCACGAACCAAAGATGTCGATCCCTTGGACGTTGTTGGTCATTTCGTTGAGGTCTGTTGGTGTAATCGTCATAGTTCGGGAATCTCTGGGAGGTTTGGTATTTCTGGGAATTTGAATCCCGATGTAACGTCATCTATGTTTGGAATTTCGGGTTTGGGGATGCCTTGGACTTTTTCTAACAGGTCGGGTTTAGTTACGAGATCACCGAGAACCTTATTGAAATTCGATGATTGATTCATTGAGATGGCGAAATTGCCGACACTTAGTTTATTTAGGTAGTCGCCTGCTTTGTCAAAGGCGTCGATGTCCGAAAGTTGTGCTGTTTCTAACCGACAACCGATATCATCAATCAAATCTTCCATACTAGCAATTGCACCCAAATCATTTAGATCCAGACTGTCTAATGAATTCATGATATCCCCTGCTTCTTTGACCAATTGCTGTCCGCCACCAGCAATGCTTCCGAACATCTGAGAGAAGTTGTCTTCTACAGGCGCCCCTGCTTCTGCCAACAACATCTTTGCGTCTGTGTACGCACTTGCCATTCCCGCAATAGCGGAAATGTTTGGAAGACCATCCTCTCCTACCTCCAGATTGACTCCACTAAGTCGTTTTGTGTGGTTTTCAAAGTCGCCTACCCGAGTTTGTAATGTCCGTGCTTTATCTAGAAGTTCTTCGGCTCCGACCACACCTTCCAAATACCCTGCGGCGGATCCGCCATCACCCACCGCACTTACCAACTTCGAAGAAATTCCGTTGATTGCAGATCCTACGGGATTCTGAAATCCCGAAACACCATCAACGAACCCCCGAAGGATATCCTTTTCTTCGCTACTGATTATTCTCTGAAGCAGAGAGACATCACTGACATTGAACTGTTCGTGAGTGAAATTTTCGCAAGACATCTGCTATTACCCTCCTACATACACATTTCGGGAACCCCTGATGCCCCGATAACCACATGAAGTGTAATCGCCCTCACGACACACCAGAACTCCATTGACATACACATTGCTAGATGATTGGTTCATTCGATGAATTCCGCTATTTCTACACCAACCGATTCCCATTCCACCAGAGGTATGATGCCAGATGTAATCACCAAGAACAACAGGACGAATTCCATTGACAAACACATTGGTCACTTGATGGGTGCGTGGGTGTCCGTGGTATATCCACCGAATAACCCAAGAATCGTCATGGAGCAGTACAGGCGATCCCATCTTATCCCACGCTCACCCTTTCCACCAACCCGCTGTGTTGAACAGCACCAAGGTCTTTGCGATTGAGAGTGAGGGGCGTTCCGTGAAAAGCCGTGATTGGTGTTGCTGTTGCACGACAGTCTGCACCACCACCTGAAGTATTGTTCAGTCGGAAGTCAAGGTTGGCTCCATCGACAAACGGGTCCACTGACAAAGAAACCGTGCCGATGTTGTCTGTAATGTCGGACGCAAAATCAAGGTAGTCCGTGTCCACGTTTCCGAACGCATTGTTCAAGAAATGGATTGTGGCTGTCTGCCCTGCATCATCATTTTCAATGCCCGCACTTCCTGCACTTCCATCCCCCCAGAAGATGTTGTTCATCACAACGTGATTCTTGTGGTCTGATGCTCCAAACATCTGAGTGTATCTGATACCCTCGTCTGAGAACCCGTAGAAAGTGCTGTTGGTTACCCAATACCATCCATTAGAGTTGTACTCTACATCAATTTCTATTCCCGTTTCCATTGCTTGGTTAGTTGCATCAGTAAAGATGCAGTCGTTTACAAAAACAGACCCCGTGTATGGATCTG